GGGAATTTGTTTTCGACCGGTTATAGTGATATTACCGGTGCGAATGGCCATATGTTGTTGTCTAATACAGACCCTTCCACTGTTACTTTGCCCGAGGCTTTTGCTGGTACGCCTCCTTCTGGTGACCAGTTCATTGGTCTTACGCAGCAGGCTGCGAAGTCGGGTATAATTGCGGATTTGACGGATGTTGCTACCCTTACTGTCAATGAGCTTCGTGAGTCTATTGCATTTCAGCAAGTTTTGGAATTGGATGCTCGCGGGGGTTCACGTTATACCGAGCACTTGCAGGTTACCTGGGGCGTTCAGAACCAGGATTTTCGCTTACAGCGTTCGGAGTACTTGGGAGGTTCCACGGAACGTATCAATGTGAGTTCCGTTGCGCAAACTGCGCCTTCTCCTGCTACTCCTACTGTGCGGGATGCACAGGGCGGCCTTGCCGCTTACGGAATCGGTGCTACCGGATCCGGTTTCATGAAGTCGTTCACCGAGCACGGATATATTTTGGCGCTCGTGAATGTGAGGGCGGATTTGACCTATCAGCAAGGTCTCCGCCGTATGTGGTCCCGTTCTACGCGTTTTGATTTTGCGCACCCTGCGCTTATGCATTTGGGAGAACAGGCAGTTCTCAATAAGGAGATATTTTATACGGATGATAATTTGGCGGTGAATAACGCCGTATTTGGATATCAAGAAAGGTTTTCGGAATACAGGTATTTTCCTTCCGAGATTACTGGCCTTTTCCGTAGTGATGCTTCTGGTACATTGGATGCTTGGCATTTGTCCAGTGATTTTGCTTCGGTACCTTCGTTGAATGCTTCGTTTATTGTGGATGACCCTCCTATTGATAGGGTTATCGCTGTTCCTACTCAACCTCAGCTCATCATGGATTGTTATTTCTCCATGAAATCGGCGCGTTGTATGCCTATGTACGGCACGCCGGGACTGACGAGGTTTTAAATGGCTGGTGATGGCGGAGCTTCATCTGGTGGAGGCGATGCCTCCGGATATGTTGGTGCAGCTGTTGAAGGTGCGAATTTCATTTCAGGCATTGCCACTTCGGCAATGAATGTCCACAATCTTCGGCAAGAAAGGAGAATCAGAAATCGTCGTGAGGATACAGCGCACCAGCGTGAGATGGCAGATTTAAAAGCTGCTGGTCTTAATCCGATTTTGGCAGCTAACAAGAGTGGTGCTCAATCGGGTATGGCATCCGCTGCAGAAATTCATAATCCTCTTGAGGGTACGGCTGAAAGGTATTCTAAGAATCAACCTTTGCAGGCTCAGTTATTGCAGGCACAGATTAATGACATTAATTCTGCTACTGCTTTGAAGTCTGAACAGACTAATGATTTAAGGGATACGCGTCAGACGCGTATTGAACATATGTTGGCTCAGTTGACTCAGGCTCTTGAGGCTGGGGAATTGTCTGTTACACAACGGGCTCACGTGAAAGAACAGATAGCTAATCTCATTCAGGAGCGAATTAATTTACGCGACCAGGGTGTAGGTCAGAATTTGTCTAACACTGCTTCGGCTCTCGGCTTGGCCGAAAAGGAACGTGAATCCGAGTTTCATAAAGGCCCTGGCGGAGCTATTGCGCCATGGCTTAAGAATATCATGGATAGGATTCGGATTCCGGGTATTTTCACCATTAAAAATGGTGGTAAGAAAGCTCCCCCTCCTAAAAAGGATGGGGAGTATTGGAAAAAATGGAATAAATCGAACGGAAGGAGGTGATATATATGCGACCCAAGAGAATGGGGAAGCGCCAGTCGAAAAGAAATTTTCGCAAGGGCGCGCGTGTCAAAGGAAGAAATTTGAACACGTTGGTTCGGCGCGGAGGGATCCGGCTGTGACCTTTGGGTATGTGCGCCGTATGGTTCACTTTGGAAAGGGTCGTCCGAAAGGGCGGCCCTTTTTATTGGAGGTTTTGTGACTTGTTATCATCCAGTTGCTTTGAAGCGTCCGAAGGAGCGTTATGGACAGATGATTGTCCCTTGTGGACGTTGTATCGGTTGCCGTCTTGATTACGCTGGTATGTGGGCCATGCGTTGTGTGAAGGAAGCGGAATGTCATACGCTGAATTCGTTTTTGACTCTCACCTATAAGCCGGAAGAATTGCCCTACGGGAAGCCGGATATTAATGGTGAGGTTCGTCCCACTTTGTTTCCCTCGCATTTGCGTAATTTTTGGAAACGTCTTAGAAAGGTAGTAGGTAATGAAAGGTTTAGATATTATGCATGTGGTGAATATGGTGAGCGGCGTCATCGGCCTCACTATCACTCCATTGTGTTTGGTATTGATTTCGAAGATAAAGTTCACACGGATACAAATCCCGTCACAGGTGATAAGTATTACTCTAGTGCTCTGCTCGATTCTGTATGGGGCCATGGGGATTGCATTATTGGGGATGTTAGCTATGAGTCTGCGAGCTATGTGGCGCGATACCTAATTGATAAGAAGACCGGGAACCGGGCTTTGGTTTACGATGAACAGGGTATTGAACCTGAGTTTTGTCGTATGTCTAGGCGTCCTGGAATTGGTGCGGATTGGTTTTTTCGTTTTAAGTCTGATATTTCCGCACATGATTACGTAGTACACGATGGACGCAAGCGGGGTTTGCCCCGCTATTTTACCAAGCTGCTCGAGCAGGTGGATCCTCTTCGACATGAGGAGGTTAAGGAGGTTCGCAAGGAGAAAGCCGAAGCGAGTTATTGGCGCCAACGCGAGTTGGGCGCTGCACCCTTGAAAATTCGAGAGAAATTCAAGCGTGCGCAAGTGATGCGATTTTTACGCAATTTGGGAGACAAATAACGTATATTATTAAAGGCCGGTTTTCCGACAGGAAAAGCGGAATACACCAGGGACCGTTTCGGTCCCGCAGTTTAGGAGAGAAAATGGATAAGTGGCTTTGTTTCTCGATTTTTGATAAGAAGACCGCGGGATATGAGCGGCCTTTTTTTGCGAAGCATGTTGCCGAGGTAACTCGGCAGATTGACCAGATGATTCAGAAGGGGGAAGCCGGGTTTGCTTTGTACCCGGAGGATTTTGCCTTGTATATGATTGGGGAATTTGATAAGCATTCCGGTGAGATGCTTTCTTCTCCGAATCCCGTACACATTATTGAGCTTGCTGCGCTCAAGAAAGTAGGTGTCTAATGGCTGACCGTATTGTTCCTCGTCGCCATGCAAAGATTTCGGGTCCGTCTCTGACGGAACAGTCCGAGGCTGCTCGGACGGATATTAATGCGTTGTCGCAAAAGGTTTTGCGCCAGCGTCTCCAGGGGAATCCCAATGGGCGTCAGCCCATTTACGGCGTTATGCCGTCTGCTACCTATCATGAAATGATGAACAAGATTGTGACGATGGATTCTCAATTCAATCGTCTTGGTCCCAAGGTGCGCCGGCGTTTCATGAATCGTCCGGAGCTCATGCTTGCGTTCCTCGAGGACGAGAACAACCGCCGCGAGGCGTTAACCCTGGGTCTTATCGAAGACCCGGAACTTGCCGCGATTATGCGGCAGGAGGAAGCTGAAAAGCGACGGCCTAAGGCTGAACCCGTGAATGACCCTGATAATGGGGAAAATCCGGACGGGGAAGCCGTTTTGGACGAGGATGACGAGTCCCAGCCCCGGAAACGGGCGAAGGCCGGAAACGGCCGTATTAAGGCCCGATAGGGCCGTGGCACCATGCAGCCTTGATGTAATGGTGCCAGCTGACACTAAGTCAGCGTTGGACTCCCCGAAAGGGGGGTCCTTTTTTTGTCTGCTTTTTGGAAAAAGAGGTATTTTTAACATAGTGGGCGCGTTGCCTGCAGAGTAAAGGAATGGTCAAATGAAGTCAGTCATGCAACATAATTTCGGAAAGATACAGGCTCCGCGTAAGGAGCGGTCTTTGTTTGATTTGTCCCATGGTCACAAGACTACTTTCGACTCCGGATATCTGGTACCGGTTATGGTCGAAGAGGTTTTGCCTGGCGATACGGTTAATTGCCGTGCCAGTTATTTCGCTCGCGTTGCGACTCTGATTTATCCGATTATGGATAACATGTTTTTGGATACGTTTTATTTCTTCTGTCCCACGCGTCTTTTGTGGGACAATTGGGAGCGCTTTATTGGCGCTCAGGATACTCCGGATGCTTGGGATACGCCTACTGAATACGTTATTCCTCAGCTTACAGGTGAAGGCGGCGGAGTTGTATTTGATGTGGGTTCTATTTATGACCATATGGGTCTTCCACCTTTGAAACAATTTCCCGTTGCGGGGGATGATAATCCTTCGTGCTTGCCTTTGCGTATGTATAACCGTGTGTGGAATGAATGGTTTCGCGACCAGAATTTGCAGGACCTCGCTCCATTCGCGATGGATGATGGGCCTGACCATCAAGATGATTTTGAATTGTTGCGCCGTGGTAAGCGTCACGATTATATTACGGCTTGTTTGCCGTTTCCCCAGAAGGGGGACGATGTAGTTTTGCCTTTGTTTGTTGGCAATTCCGTTCCTGTGATTGGCAATGGTAAGGCGATGGGCATCACGTCTACATCAGGGAATGGGAATTTGTTTTCGACCGGTTATAGTGATATTACCGGTGCGAATGGCCATATGTTGTTGTCTAATACAGACCCTTCCACTGTTACTTTGCCCGAGGCTTTTGCTGGTACGCCTCCTTCTG